CAAAATTTTGTATTCCATGATCAACCCCCAAAGTTAAGAGACAACAACGCAAAGTAAACAAACCCGATCAACCCGGCGAACAATACGCCAACAACGGCCCACATAAAAAAGTCAAATTTACTCATGATCAACCCCTACAAATGACCCGGGCCAACGTCAACCCGTGCGTTTAATGTAAGGTTATCCACAAAAAACTACATTAGGGAAAACCCTACATTAGGGGGTTAAAAACCCTAATGGGTTTTTATACAGTGGCATAAAATGGGCGCATGCCAACCCAACCCCGCCCCCAATGTTCTATATATAGATGCAAACAACCAACCCGCCCCGGGTCATCCATGTGCATGGATCACGCGCCCCCGGTGCATGTAAGCAAAGCAAAACGGGAAAGTGATCGGGAATATAAAACGGCCATATGGCAAACAATCCGGGCGGGTCAACTTAGCAGATATCCATTGTGCCAATCGTGCGCGTTATCGGGCCGGGTTGTTGGGGCCGTGCATGTGGATCATGTGATCCCTTGGAAAACAATCGGGCCGCATGCGTTTGTCACAAACCGTTTTCAATCCTTATGCGCCCCGTGCCATTCTGTAAAAACGGGGTTTGAACAACGGGGGATTTTCAGACACTACCAACCCGGGGGGCCGGTTGATTACTCCCCCGGGGATTGGGGCCGCATGATGCAACAACCCGACCCCGACCCCGCCCCGGCCCGGGATTGACGCGCCCCGCCCCATATGGGGATCAACAACCCGCCCAACGGCCCAACCGGGGGCCAACCCGGGGCCGATCATGCCCCGATCATGCCCCGATCATGCCCCGATCATGCAATCCGGGCGCATTATGTAACCCGTTTGTTTGCGATTGCACATGATCCGGCCAATCCGACAATTCAAATGTGAAACCCGGGTACTACTGACACCCCGTATGAGAACTAAAAGTACACGCTTTTGCGCCGGAGCAGGCGCGGGGGTAATTTCGTAGAGATACAAAGTCAGAGGGGGGTGTAAGGAATTCCCTGAGTGTGTTACGCTTGCGTCAGACAAGACAGGAGCAACTCTTATGGCAAAAAAACCTCGTCACATCCTTCAATATTTGGAAAACCCAAACACTTGGGACAAAGCCGCTTTTGAGACTGCCATCCGCAATGAGGTGGAAAGCTCGACTGGCGCATTAACTGCGTCTGATGAATTGCTCATTGGCACACTGGCGTTGACTGTGGACAGCATGCTTACGGCCCACATCAACATCAGCACTGATGGGCATCTGTACCAGTACAACTCTGGTGAAGCCGCAAGTCCTTGGTACAAAATTCGCACTGAGATGGCCGACAAGTCCATCAAGATTCTTGCGGAGTTGGGCCTTGTTGCCCGTGGTCGTCCAAAGTTGACAGCAAAAGTGAGTGACGTAGATGAGCTATTCGCCTCTGCTTGAGTCGGCATTCACCTACGCCGTAGGTGTTGTTCGTGCGGACATCAAGGCGTGTGAGGACATCAAACTTGCTTGCCAGCGGTTCTTGGACATGGTGGAGCGCAAGGATGCGCCCTACGAATTTGTCCCGGCCAAGGCTGAACATGTCCTGAAGTTCTCCCGGTTCTGCCGACATGTCAAAGGACCAGACGCTGGCAAGCCAATCAACCTTGAAGGCTTTCAGGTTCTGTTCCTTGCGGCCATATATGGTTTCCGCGACAAGCGTGACCATAGCATTAGATGGGTAACGGATGTCATCCTGTTCGTGCCTCGCAAGTCTGGCAAGACAACCTTGGCCTCCATCATCGCTCTGTACGAGCTTCAGTTTGGCGAGGCTGGCCCAGAGGTGTTTACTTTGGCGACAAACCGAGAGCAGGCATCTATTTGCTTTGATTCGTCCAAGGCCATCATGGAGAGCATGGTTCCTGAGTTTCAGTCCAAGTTTGTCCCGTACAGGAGCGAACTGAAGAAGGCTGGCGATTCGACCTCGACTTATCGGGCTTTGTCTCGGGACAACAAGAAGACGGGTGACGGCAAGAACCCGTCATGCGCCATGATTGACGAAGCGGCCCAGATCACTGAGCGCGGTTCGATTGAGGTTTTGCATTCGGGTATGGCTGCGCGGAAGAACCCAATCCGCATGTACCTCACGACTGCCAGTTTCACCAAGGAAACCAAGTTCTTTGAGGACTTGAGCCATTTCCGTCAGGTGCTGCGTGGCGGAGCAGCAGACACTTTCCGTTGGTTTGGCCTGCTGTACAGCGTTGACCCCGGAGATGAGTGGTCCGACCCGGAAGTCTGGGGCAAGGCCAACCCAATGCTTGGCGTATCGGTGACATTGCAGGCTATCCAGCACATGGCAGATGAAGCCAAGAGCAAGCCTGCCTCGCTGAACGAATTCCTGTGCAAGCAGCTAAACATTTATGTGTCGGCCAACTCTGCTTGGGTGGACCGCAGATTCTGGGACGAATCCGTTGCCACAATGCCTGCTGACAAACCCGAGTCAACTTTCATTGGGTTTGACTTGGCACACACCCGAGATTTGAACGCTGTGGTGACTTTGCACCGATACGGCGAAGAGGATTTCTATTCGCAGTTCCAATTCTTCCTGCCAGAGGAATCCTTGGACTTTGTGCCAAACCATTACCTGCCCGTGTACATGGAAGCGCACAGGACAGGCATCCTGCGGTTGACCCCCGGTAACGTGACTGACCTGAACGAGATTGAATCGTTCATCAAGCAGCAGTGCGAGAAGTTTGATGTCAAGGAAATCGGATACGACCCGTACAACGCTGCTGCGCTGGTGGCAAACCTGTATGCGGACGGATTGCCCGTGAAGAAGGTGGGGCAGGGCATGGCCGTGCTGTCAAACCCATCCAAGACCACCGAGCAATTGATCCTGAAGAAGGCAATCAAGCATGACGGCAACTCTTTTGTGGGTTGGCAGCTTGGAAACTGCGAGGTTTACGTTGATGTGAACGGCAACGTGAAGGTTCGCAAGAACGAAGCCGACCCAAGCGCCAAGGTGGACGGTATTATTGCGATGATTATGGCTTTGCACTGCCATTTGGATAACGTATTTGTCAGCGATTCATTTGGCTTTAGATCGCTGGAGTGGTAAAGTATGCGGAAATAGGAGCGAATCATGGGTATTCTTGACGTTTTCAAGGGCAAAAACACAGCCCAAAATGAAGCGAACACACTGTTCGGTCAGACTGCTTTGGGCAACAACATCGTCTATCAAGGCGATAACAAGCGTCCGACTGTCAATACCCAGATTCTGTATGTAACCACCTCCAGCGCCACGGCTGCTGGCCGTAGCGTGGACATGTCGGTCCTGAGTCGCAACAGCACCATCATGGCTTGCGTTGGCTTGAAGGCTCGTGCCCTTGCTCAGTTGCCAATCAAGGTCTGCTACGAGACAGAAGACGGCCAGACTGTTGATGCCATCCGTTCTGACAAGGTTGGCACTCGGGACAAGGCCAAGGCCAAGCAAGTTGCCAAGCTGCTCGGCAATCCCAACAACTTCCAGAGCAAGTATGAGTTCTGGTATCAGTGGCTCATGTGGTACGAGCTGTCTGGCGAGGCATTCACCTTGTGGTGGCGCAAAGACCAGAAGAACTCGACCGAGACTCCTCTGGAAATGTACATCTTGGACAGCACATTGATTGCTGCTCAGATCACGCCTACCCGTTACCCGTCCTATCGCCTGTCCACGCCAAGCTACGGCTTCAGCAAGGACGAGCCATTGGCCGCGCATCAAGTCATGCACTGCAAAGAGATGGCTTGGCAGGGTTCGGCTGGTTTCAACAAGGGCATCTTGGCGACTGAGCTTGTCGGCCTCGACCAAGACATCGACCTGTACGCCAACTTTGTCATGCAGAATGGTGCGAAGCCTTCAGGCATGTTTGTGACCGAACAAGTTGTCCCTGACGGCAAGTACAAAGAGGTTGCAGCCCGTCTGAAAGAGGCTTGGGCCAACATGACTGGCAGCAAGAACTCTGACCCGAGCAAACCCGGTCAGGGCATGTTGCTTGACCAAGGCATGAAGTACCAGAAGCTGGAAATGCTGAACTTGCAGGACGCTGACGCTGCTGCTTTGAAGCTGCAAACCATGAAGCGTATCTGCGGCTTGTTTGGTGTCCCGCCTGCCATGATTGGCATCTCGGACAGCAAGTTCAACAACACCCAAACGCAGATGGACGAGTTTTACAAGTCCACCATGTACCCAATCATTGTGAACGTGCAGGAAAAACTCAAGGGTCATCTGCTGCAAGGCTACCCAAGCCTGTGCGTGGAGTTCGACACCAAGAACTTCCTGAAGGGCGCTCCTTTGGACCAGATGAACTTTGCGACTGCTGGCGTGAAGAATGGAATCATGACTCCAAACGAAGCCCGTGAGTACATGGGTATGCCCTCCAAGGAAGGCGCGGACGAATTGGTAAAGGATGACAAACCCGAAGAGCCGATTCCCGGTAGTTCTGCTCAAGACACTGGTGGCGGTGGCGGAAGCCAGAAAAGCAAGATCAACATTGGCTCCAAGACTTGATTAAAAATGCGTACTGATTCAAAATATCTGGTAGCATTGGCAAAACAGGTCGTTCGGCCACCAATACAGTTGCCCGTATTATTGGGGCAACCCCCTAAAATACAGGACAACAATCAATCCATTGCTTTAGGGGCAATCAATGAAGCAACTGAATCTAATCTGCGAAGCAAAACTGAACCTGTCCGAAAAGGCCGCAAGCGGCGAACCGACAGGAAAGATTGAAGCTCGTATCACCACTTGGGGCGCTAGAGAAGGCGCTGATGGTCGCAAATTCTTCTACAAGCCAGAAGGATTTATGGATTGGGCAAGCGAGTTTGCCAAATCAGGCCGTCCTTTGCCTATGTTCCTGAACCACAACTCTGACTCCATGCCTGTTGGCGAGTGGACCGAGTTGGAAATGGACGAAGAGGGCATGAGCGCCAAAGGCCGTTTGTTCATGAACACCACTGCTGGCAAAGACTTGTATCAAGTCATGGCCGAGTCCCCCAACATGTTTGGTGGCGTGTCTGTTGGCGCTTACGCTGACGAATACCAGTGGGTCAAGGAAGATGGCTCTGTGTTCCCGGCTGGTTCTGGTGAATACTGGGATGAAGGCTACTTCCAGATCACCAAAGGTGGCCTGCGCGAAACCAGCGTGGTGATGTACCCCAACAATCCCAAAGCCGAGGTCAAGAAGCTGGAGTATTTCCGTGAAGACGGCTCCGCTGACCTGAAAGTATTGGAAGAAGCCCTGCGGGATGCAGGTCTGTCCAAGCAGATGTCGGTTGCCGCCGCATCTGTGTTCAAGACGGTGATTGAGCAGCGTGACGCTGCAAAAGACCCGATTGAAACTGCGCCAACTCAGAGTGATTCTGATGCGGAGGCAACCGAAGCTGAAATTCTCGCGGCTCTTGAGCAACGTGAGTTTCTTAAACTCCTCGACAAACGACTGAAAGGTTAATCATGTCCAAAGAAATCATCGAAAAGTTGGATGCTATCGAAGCTAAACAAGCCGAAAGCATCGTGGCCGTTGAAGCCAAAATCCCCGCTGCTGTTGAAGCCGTCAAGGCCGAGTTCAGCGAAATGGTTGCTGCTTTGGAAGCCAAAGTTGCCTCCGTGCAAGCTCCTGCTGTCATCAAGCCTGAGAAGACTGTTCGCGGCGATGTGAACAAGTCGGTTCGTGAGCAACTGAAGTCCGTCATCAACGGCAAGTCCTCGTTCGAAAAAGAACTGAAGATTTTCGCTGACGAAGCTCAGATGGATGCGTACCTGAAGGAGGCCTCTGCTCTGACCGCTGGCGGTGATGGCAAGGGTGGTCGTACAGCCTACGATCCAGTGTTTGCTGCTCTGCGTTTGGCTAACCCCTTGCGCGGCGTGTCTCGCACTGTGGCTACTGACGGCTCCAGCTATCAGTTCCGTGTTAAGACTGGCAATGCTGGCGCTCAGTGGGGCTACGCCATCCAGAACAACGGCACTCCTACAACTGAAAACACTTCCATCTGGCAAGTGGTGTTGAAGGACATCAACGTCCAGTTCCCAATCCGTACTGCGGCTTTGGATGACATTGATGGCTTGGAAGCCAACGTGGTTGATGACATGCTGGCTGAATTCGCTCAGAACGAAGCCCTGTCCATGATCGTGAACAACGACCAATCTGGTGACGGCACTACCGTTGCAACTGGCGGCGCTGATGGCCTGCGCGGTTTGGACCAGTACGCTGGCGCAAACAGCACATACGCTGGCGGCACAACCTCCACTGCTGCTTTCGGTTCGTCTGGCACAGGTTCTAGCTCTGGCTTGCACAGCTTGGCTACCTATGACCAGATCACCACCAACGGCAACACTGTTGGCGCTGCAAACATCACTTACAAAGACGTTGTGAACTTCATCTACGCACTGCCACAGCAGTACTGGACTGAAAGCGCCAAGTTCGTTGTGAGTCCTGTTCTGCTGGCCCAAATCCGTGGCTTGGTGGATGACAACGGCACTCCCGTGTTTGAGCGTATGTCCCCTCTGGAAACCAACGGCATCGTTGGTCGCCTGTTGGGCTTTGATGTGGTGGTCAACAAGTACTTGGACAATCCTAGCCAAGCAACTACTGGCTCCGCTGGCACTACCAGCCTGTACCCCATGTACTTTGCTGACTGGAGCCGCTTCCACACCATCGTTGACCGCCTGAACATGGTCATGCGCCGCTATGACCAGACATTGCCCGGTTTCATCACCTTCTTTGGTGAGAAGCGTCTGGCAACCTCGGTGCGCGATCCTTTTGCTGGCGTTCGCTACCGTTCCACAGGCACTGCGACCTGATAAAAATGGGGGGGCTACGGCCCCTCCTTTTTGCGCCATTACTTTAGGAAATTGCCATGACCATCACTGAAAAAATCCTCGCTGGAATTAAGCAAGCCATTACCGAAGGCGGCACAGTCAACATCGACCTGAAAGAAGCCTCTGCAATCACTGGCTCTGGCTCTGGTGTGGGTGGTCGTGCAGTATTCGATGATGCTTTTGCCGCACTGCGTTACGCGAACCCATTCCGCATGGGTTCGCGTATCGTTCCCGTTGCTGGCTCTGACATGCAGTTCGTTGCCAAGACTGGTAACGCAACCAACCAAACAAACCCTTGGGGCTACCCCGTTCAAAACAACGTGGGCACACCCAACACCAACACCAGCATCTGGCAACTGCCTGTGCGTGTTGTGACGGCTCAATTGCCCATCCGTTCGGCTGTGATGTCGGATGTGAATGGCTTGGAGTCAACCATTGTTGAAGACCTTGCTTTGGAATTTGCCCAAGTTGAAGGCGCATCAATGGCCGTCAACTCTGACCAAGCTGGCTCGACCACCACTGCCACTGGCGCAACGTCTGGCCTGCGTGGCTTGGACATGTACGTCAGCGCTTCTGCCAGCGCCTACGGCACATCTGGCACTGCCATCACCAACGGCATCCACAGCATCGCTACCGTGGCCCAAACAGGCGGCGGCGTGGTGTACAACAACATCGTTGATGTGGTGAATGCCTTCCCAAGCCAGTACTGGGCCATGCCGGGTAATGCTTGGCACATCAGCCCTGCCATGATTGACTCGCTGCGTAGCCTGAAGGATTCGCAAGGTCTGCCGTTGTTCTTGGAAGTTGGCGATGAAGATGGCGCTGCTGTTGGCCGCATGTTTGGTTTCCCCGTAATTCCAAACCCATACCTGTCAAGCGCATTCCCCATCTACTTGGCAAACTGGCCTCGTTTCTTGACCATTGGCGACACCGAGCAAATGTCTATCCAGATGATGGACCAGACCACTCCCGGTTTCGTTACACTGTATGCTGAGAAGCGTGTAGTTAGCTCCGTGCGTGACCCGTTTGCTGGTGTTCGCATGAGCGCCTAAAGGGGATAAGTATGTCCGTGCAAAGCGTATTGACTGGCCTGCCTTACGGTGGTCAAACCCGCAATCCGTTCAACTACGTCAAGGTTGAGCAGATTGGCCGGGATGTGACCACCAATTGGCTGACTGCTGATGAAGTCACCAATCAATTGAACTTGTTTGACGATCAGAGTCAGGATGCCTACGTCCTGACTTTGGATTTGGCAACACGGATGTACATTGAGGATTTCCTAGGCCTGTCTATCTTTCCTGTGACATATCGCGTTTGGTATGGCGCGGAAAGTTTGACGGCCACCCCGGTGAGCCTTGACCTGCCAGAGACAAGTCAAAACTTTGCATCCAATGTTGCACCTTTGACAATCACCTCGGTGGGCTACTACAACTCGCTGTTCCCGCCAGTCTTTGTGCCTGTTGACCCATCGCAGTACTACTACGACAACAGCGGCAACAAGATCATCATCAGCAGCCTTCCCACTGACATCAACACTCAGATGACGGCTCCAATTGTGGTCCAGTACACGACTGTGGCAAATCCAATTGCAGCCTACCCGGTCATCAAGCAGGCTGGCTTGCTGATTTTGACGCACCTGTACAACAATCGTTCGGAAACAACTGAGACAAAGCTGAAGACCATTCCTTATGGCGCTCAGACTTTGCTGCGCCCGTACAAACCACTGGTGATGTAAATGGCAATCGCACGATTTGAAGATGTGACCATCAACAATTTGGCTTTCGGTAAGTCAGATTTTGGTGAGCAATCAACCACTCAGACAGAGTGGTTCAAGACCCGTGCGCGTGTTGAGGATGTGTCAAACAACGTCAAGATTTCAGACAAGTACCGTCTGTATCAAGACTTGGTAAATTTCACATTTAACTACACCCCCAACACCAAGCTGATTGTTGACAACCAACAGTCTTACTCCATCAACTGGCGTGGCAATGATTGGCGCATCACCGATGTTCGTGAATCGAATGATCGGATGACTGTAAAGATGATGTGCTATCGCTCTGACCCTGTTACGGCGGTGTAAATGGCAACACAGAACAACGTCATTCAGTACGGCAAGGCGATTCAGTATCAGTTGGCCGAGATTGTCGACCCTGTGCCTGTGTATGCGGCTTTTAACCGCAACTTTGCCAACCAGCCCAAGTTCATCACTTGGATGTTGCGTAACGTCCACCAGCCAGTCTATACAGGCCAGACGCAAAGCAACAAAGGCATCGACCGTCCTGTGTTCCAGATTTCGATCTTCACGCAGCAAATTGAAGACGGCTTTACCATCTCCAATCAAATCCTTCAGGCTTTGCATGGATACAGTGGGCAATTGGGCAGTCCATCCGAAGGCTTTT